ATATTGATTACTATGTCTCCAGGAATGTTCGATGAGTTAATTAAATCCATGCACTTGCCTGAGGGCTCTTATTTAACACGTAAACCGGAGGAAAAAAGTTGATTACAATTTACGGGACTAGCGTATGTCCATTCTGCACTCGTGCTAAAAATCTTGTTAAAAGATATGATTTGCAACACGAATTTAAAAATATAGAATATCAAGCATTTCGAGATGAGCTAGATGCTAAAGGAATCACGTACTCTACAGTACCGCAAATCTGGTGGGACGATAGGTATATCGGTGGTTACACTGAACTTACTGCAGAAATTGAAAATACTGTTGGAGGATATGGCGACGGAAAATTGTAGTTGACACTGCTTTCAGAACATATTATATTAAGTATATAAGGTAAAGCAAAAGGAATCACTCGATGGTTATGACTTGGACAAACGCAGTAGAATATGTTGTTTCAAAGGGTATGAAGCCGGTATCTGAAAGTCCTTTCAGTGATCAAAATCGAGTGTATTTTGCCTACGGTTCAAATGATGTTTTTCTTGACCACTCGGCTACTGTTACCCAAGTAGGTAAAAACGAATTTCGCGTTGCTGATTATTCACATCTTCGTAAGGTATAAAAAAATGAAACAAGAAGAATTTGATAAACTGTTGACATATAATAAGTCTAGACTTATCGTAGATATTTGGAATCTTCACAACCGTCTTGGAGAACTTGAAAGACAGATTAAGGAATTGAAAGCGCAATGACATTTACAGTATGGTTTGAAGACAACAAAGAACGTATAGAGCCGCTATTGCGTGGTGATGCCGAAGAAGCATTGTATGAAGCATATAATGCAGGCATGGAACATATGGCTAAATTTATGGCATCCACCCTTACTCCTGTCAAGTGGGATGAAGATCGTAGAGGAGATGAATTTTCATGAGCATGCATTTAGTACATGGCGTACAAGTTCACGGTAAATCTAAAATTAAGAAAAAGCCAGGCTGGAAACAAAAACTGGCTGAACACGAAGAATTTCTTAAACGTATGGGTGTGAAAAACACTAAGTCTAACTATCGACACGATATTCCAAATTATAAAACTGGCCCTCGTGTAACTAGCGACGTTATCTGTTCTCACGGTCCTGCAAAAGAACCTAAAGAATATACTGGCAACGAAATTAGTGGCATTGCAACTATGCATAAAAGCAATGCTGTTCCTATCCGTAAAGATAACAAGCAAGCAGCAATTGATGTTGCAGCTATGCGGAGATAGTATGTAAACTAATAAATATCCTTATTAGCATGGGGATATATTATGACTTGGTATTACAAAGGTGAGGAATTCACTTCTGAGATGATTGAAGACAACGTTGGATTTGTTTACTTGATTACAGACACCTCTAATGATAAGAAATACGTCGGCAAAAAATTGCTTACTTCAGTGCGAAAGCTTCCACCTCTTAAAGGCAAAACAAGAAAAAGAACAGTAGTAAAAGAAACCGACTGGCAAAAATACTACGGTTCTTCTGAACAAGTTAAATTGATGGTAGAAGAAAAGGGCGTGGATAACTTTTATAGAGAAATTTTGTATCTTTGTATTTCAAAAGGCCAGCTTGGCTACTTAGAAGCAAAATACCAGTTTGAACATGATGTACTTTTGCGTGATGACTTTTACAACGGAATTATACAATGTAAAATCCACAGAAATCATGTGAAATCTCTAAAAGAATAGTTGACATTTACTAAGATATGACTTATATTGTATTATGAAACAAGCTTGAAGGAAACGACTATGATCATCAAACGCAAAAGTGTTCTTACTGGTACAATTCGTTCTCGCAATATTCCTGTAAACCCCGAAGACATGGCTCTCTGGGATACGGGAGTAGTTGCAATTGAAGAGGCGATGCCTTATTTGAATGATACAGATCGCGAATTTATCCTCTCGGGTATTACTACTGAAGAATGGAAAGACGCGTTTTCGCAGCAACTCCAAGATATTGTTTCGGATGTTCTATGATAATTTTATTTAACGGTCCTCCAGGGTCAGGCAAAGATGCTGCAGCAGATTTCTTTAAGGAATCTGGCTTCAAGCACCTTTCTTTTAAATACCAGCTTTATAAAGAAACTATCAAGTATTTTGATGTTGAAGAGAAATGGTTTATGGACGGCTATAAAGATCGTTCTGAAAAAGAAAAACCTAGCTTTCTTCTCAATCACATGTCTAGGCGCGAAGCAATGATTCATGTCTCAGAACAAATCGTTAAACCTAAGCAAGGCTTAGATTATTTTGGTAAGCAAGTAGCAAATGAAATCAATTTAACAAAAAACTATGCTATCTCAGATGGCGGATTTATAGATGAATTGATACCCGTTATAAATAAAGTTGGAGCAGAAAACTTTGTATTAGTACAACTAGTCCGCGAAGGATGTAGTTACTCATCTGACTCTAGACGTTATTTAGATGGAAATCTATACGAACAGTTCATTTTATCCTATGAAATACCAATAGAAAAAAAGTACATCTTGCCACATAAATTTGATGTGAAGATGTACAGGATTCAAAACAATGGAACTCTCGAAGCGTTTTACGAAGTACTCAATAGTATTTACGAAAAGGAAGTATATGCAAGAGAAATCAAAAAAGAAAAGCAAAGAAAAGCCTGCTAGTAAGTTTTTTTACGAAAACCCGTATGATATTGAAACATTTTTTGAAGGTCTCCAAGCATCAATTAAAAATGGAAAAGAACTACAATACGTAGATAGGGTTATATCTAAATTAAGAGCAGATCCAACTCAAGACATTACTACTATAATATTTAACATCTTAAAAGATTTTGATATTTTAAAACTTGATAAAAAATAGGAGCACTATATTATGTTGACTAAAGAAGATGTACAAAAACAATTGCACCAAGGTCTTTGTGAAGTTTCGTTTACAAAGGTAAATGGCGAAGAGCGTGTTATGAAATGCACTCTAAAAGAAGATCTTCTTCCTGCGCAGATTGATGTAGAAGAAGAAATTCAAAAGAAATCCAAGAAATCTAACCCCGATATTTGTGCGGTTTATGATGTTGTTGCAGAAGGCTGGCGTTCTTTTCGTTGGGACCTGCTTATTTCTTGCAAAGTGGAGTAATAAATGAGTTGCGTTTATAAAGGCGAAGTTGTAGAAACTGAGCTATCTAAAAATTCTAATGGTGGTACTGAGATGATGCGCAAGCGTCTGATCGATAATGTTAATAAAGAATTGTTGCAGCATTATGCGATCCACCTATCTCGCCCGCGTGAAATTTATTCCGATGTTAAAAACATTTTGTGGTGCCATGATCTTGCAGAAGATCCAGAAAACAAAATTCTTCTCAACGAAGGTTGGAAGAAGTTTCACCACTTTGTGTTCGTAAGTGCGTGGCAGAGAGATCAATACGTTACTCTTTTTGGTATTCCATATTCAATGTGCAGTGTAATTCCTAATGCTATCGAAAAGCGATATGATCCAAAACCAAAAGATACAGATACTATTCGTTTTATCTATCATACGACCCCACATCGTGGTCTAGAGTTGCTTTATCCAATCTTTGATGCACTCTCAAGAAACCATGATAATATCCATCTCGATGTGTATTCATCATTTGCGGCGTATGGTTGGCCTCAAAGAGATGATCCTTATGTAGAGTTATTTTCACAAATTCACGATCATCCGAACATGTCTTATCATGGGTTTGTTGAAAATGCTGAAATTCTTGAAGCACTTGACAATTCGCATATCTTCTTGTATCCAAACATTTGGAAAGAAACTTCTTGTATTGCTTTGATTGAGGCTATCAAAAGCCAGTTAATTTGTATTCACCCAAACTTTGGAGCTTTAACAGAAACCGCTGCCAATGCAACTGTGATGTATGATTACACCGACGACGTAACTGATCATGCTAATCTTGCTTACTCTATCGCTAACGGTATCCTTGAGCACCAGAAAGTAGATAATAATTTCTTTGATAGGTTTACCACTTCTGATAGGTTTAACCTTGCTAGGAACGACATAAATACATTCAGTACCATGTGGAGCAAACTGTTAAGAGAGAAATATGACTAACGTAATAAAATTTCCAGCCATCAAAGCAGCAGAACCTAAAATTTTCGAAACAAAAGAAGACGCTTCATTAGAAGATATCTTTAGGTTAGAAGATGAGCTTGACGAGTTCAAGACAAAATTTGCTAATGAGATGGCTGAAATTTTATGGCACCGCATTTTGGATGAGTTGTCTAGGTCTGGTTGCAACTTCCAAGACGAAATAGAAGAATATTTTCCTTCAATGGTATTAGTCTTGGAAGCAATCAAATCTCTGCATTTGCACGCTAGTGGTGTACACCACGACTTGCAGGATTTTGCAAGAGAATTTATCGATACTGATATTTTCGACAATAAATATGTTGACATCCATGAGGATGTGGATTAATATCAATCTATGACAACTATAACATGAGAAAACAATGGCAATTTTAGTAGACTACAACCAAGTGATTCTTGCTTCGCTTTTTGCAAGCATCGGCAATCATCACAACGTGGAAATTGACGAAAGCCTTATTCGTCACATGTTTTTGAATTCTATACGTTCAAACCGTAAAAAATTCTCTGAAGAATATGGCGAAATTATTATTTGCGCCGACGGTAAAAACACCTGGCGCAAAGAAGCATATCCATATTACAAAGCTAATCGTAAAAAATCTCGCGATGAGTCAGAGCTGGATTGGAATGCTCTGTTTGAAATCATGAACAATATTCGTTCTGAACTCAGAGAATTCTTTCCATACAAAGTTCTTCATCTTGATCACTGTGAGGCTGACGACATCATTGGTGTTATTTGCCACGAAGAAGGCTCAGAACTTAATATTGGTTCTGAAAAGTTCCTTGTTCTTTCAGCTGACAAAGATTACATCCAACTGCAAAACTATGCTAACGTAGATCAGTTTGATCCTATTCGTAAGCGTTGGATTAAGCATCAAAATCCATCTGCGTATCTGGTTGAACACATTCTTCGTGGTGACACTGGTGATGGCATTCCTAACATTCTTTCGCCAGACAACTGCCTCGCTATTGGTGAGCGCCAAAAGGCAATGACAGCAAAGCGACTTGAATTGTACCTTGGCGGCACTGATAATATGGATGAAGAAACTCTTCGCCGTTATCACCGCAACAAAATGATGATCGATCTTAACGATATTCCGCAAAAATACAAAGACCTTATTCTTGAAGAATATAAGAAAGAAAAAAATGTTGGTCGTCAGCATTTGTTTAACTTCTTCATCAAAAATAAACTCAAGCACTTAGTATCAGACATACAGGATTTTTAAATGAAACTTTCTATCGCTGAAATCATTAACAAGGTAGCCACGCTTAAAACTACTGCAGAAAAAGTAGAGTGGCTTAGAAAAAATGATTCTCAACCTCTTCGAAGTGTAATAAAATATACATATGATAATAACATAGAATTTTTAATTCCCGACACACCACCACCCTGGAAAAAGAACGACTACGTTGGTGTAGAAGGTATGTTATACAAAGAGGTTCGACGCCTTCGTATTTTTATCAAAGGCGGCGGATACGATCAACTAAATAAGGTTAAGCGTGAAAGCTTGTTCATTAGTCTATTAGAAGACATCGACAATGCAGATGCGGAATTACTTTGTGTAATGATCGCAAAAAAGCCTTTCAAAGGCTTGACTTTAAAAACTGTGCAAGAAGCATTCCCTGGTATTATTCAAGAGTAAGAAAAAGATATGACAAAAGGTTTCAAAAAGTTCCGTGAAGATTACGAAGAAGACGAGTGGGGTGATAAAGACTCCCGCAGTGTTAAGCGCAAAGAAAAGCGGCTAGATGAACGCAAAGAAAAACGCAAAGAAAAACTCAAGAGTCGTTGGGAAGATGCTGACGAGGCTTCTTAAGCAAAATAATTTAAAAGAGTGAAAAAAGGGGGTTGACAGTTCAGCCCCCTTACGTTATATTAAGTATATAAAGTAAATCAAAAGGAAACACTCCAATGACTAAGTTTGCAAAATTTGACCGTCAGAACCTCAAAGCTCTTCGCACCGAAATGGCAGCACTCCTTGAAAAGTACGGTGTTGGCGCTAACCTCGAAATTTCTGTTGGAAACATGAAGTTCAGTGAAGCAGAAGTTGAAATCAAAGTAAAAGCAACTGTTAAAGGCGCAAAGACTCAGGCTGACGACGCACTTGAGGTCATGGCTAAAATGGTTGGTTTAAAGATGCAAAACGATGCAGGCGATCAGCTTGTTTCCTTCAATAGCCGGGCTTACAAGATGCCTTATAACTTCAAGTGCGGCCGGACAGGTGGAATGTTCAAGTGCAGCGAGCACGAGGCTAAGCTGCGGTTTGCAGCTTAAGTCAAAAAGACAAAAATAACAGTTGACATTATTACAGAATCATTATATTGTAATAATATAAGTTATGAAAAGGAAATAACATGGCTACTTTTGATCTCGACGTTCTTCGCTCTTTAGAAACTATGTCTTTGCTCAAAGCTCAAGAAACTTCTCTTGAAATTGTTAAGGCAAGTAATACTAAACCAGTCGTAATGAATCGCTTGGTACAAGACATTCAAAAAGCTTATTCGTCTCGCGAAGTTAGTCGTATTATGTGGGCAACATATATGTCTGGCACTGGCTTCGGCACATACGGTTCGGCTTGGAAAAAGCACTACAACGCTGTTTAATTGAAAGAACTATATAATGACACAAGTGAATAAAAAACTAATCCTCGTAGACTGTGATGGCGTTCTAATCGATTGGCTCTACGGCTTTCAACGTTGGATGGAACAACACGATTATAAAATGGTAGAACCTGATCAGTACGATATTGGCACCATGTATGGCATTGAAAAAGATTATGCTAAAAGTCTAGTGTGCAGGTTCAACGAGTCTGCAGCTATGGGCTGGCTGCCTCCGTTCAGAGACGCCGTAAAGTATGTACGTAAGCTACATGAAGATCACGGATATATCTTTCACTGCATCACATCTCTAAGCCTAGATGAATACGCGGGCAAGCTTCGTAAGAAAAACCTCGAAGCTTTATTTGGCAAAACAGTTTTTCAAAAAATCATTTTTTTGGATTGCGGTGCTGAGAAAGATGAAGCATTGCTACCTTACAAAGATACCGGATGCTTTTGGGTAGAAGATAAGCCAGAGAATGCCGTAGTAGGTAACGAGCTTGGTCTTAACTCCTTGCTTATTCAGCACACTCACAACGATTATTTCCATAGTGAAAATATCACAAAATTTAAAAATTGGAAAGAAATCTACGAAGTTATTGTATAAATAAAAGTGAGTACAGGGTTACAACTATATAATGAAAAAAACAGGAGCTTGAATGCCGTCATATACTTTTAAGAATAAAGACACAAATGAGCAGTTTGACGCAGTCATGACGATTGCAAACAGAACCCAGTATCTCGAAGAAAATCCAAACATAATTCAACTAATTGGAAGAGCGCCGTCTATTGGCGACTCAGTCCGTCTTGGGCTTCGTAGGCCCGACGACGGTTTTCGCGATGTACTAAAAAACGTTCAACATCATCACAAAAAGGATAACATCAATACTTGGTAAAGTTATCCTAAAGGAGGTTTCATGGCAACTAAACAGCGCAGATTATCCCGTAGAGAAAAGCAACGACACACTAGAGACACCGATCACATGGCTAATATTCTAAATACTAAATTTGGAATGCGCCAGATCAAACCACTAACTCCGTCTCAAGAAAATCTTTTTGAAGCATATAAAAATGGATACAATCTCGCGGCCATCGGGACGGCAGGTACAGGCAAGACGATGTGTGCTACATATCTTGCATTACAAGACGTTTTAGAGAAAGGAGATTACGAGAGAATCGTCATCATTAGATCTGCAGTTCAGACGCGCGAACAAGGCTTTATGCCTGGCACTAAAGAACAAAAAGAAGCACTTTTCGAAGCACCTTACGTAGACATCGTCAGTGATTTGTTTGGAAGAGGCGATGCTTATCAAATCTTAAAACAAAAAGGTATGATTAAGTTCGCAACCTCATCATTTATACGCGGTCTTACATTTGATAATGCTGTTATTATCGTGGACGAATGTCAGTCTATGACATATCACGAGCTTGACACGATTATTACACGCGTAGGTGAATCTTCAAAAATTATTTTCTGCGGAGATACAGCTCAAAACGACTTAGCAACATCTAAAAACAGAGCAGATATTTCAGGACTTCAATCTTTCATGAAAGTACTGCATGCAATGAGATCAGTCGATGTAATTCGCTTTGGTATCGACGACATCGTTCGTTCGGGACTAGTGAAAGAATATATCATCGCTAAAGAACGACTATTAGAGGCAGCTTAAATTAATAATGCTACAAAGAAAATGCCCTACGGGGCATTTTCAATTTAAAAGGAAACAAAATGCCAGAAGTTTGTACAAATTTAGATAAACACATTGGTCATGCAAAACCAAGAAATCCATTTCATAAAACGCCATATATTGCAAGCCAAGATAAAGTAAACGCGCAAGGTGGATTTATAATTACACAAGGCGATTCTACTGCTTGTGGTGATCCTGTTGCTGCTTTTTCCAGTAAAGTAAAAATTGGTGGCAAAGGTGTGCATCGTAAAGGTGACGCAACGAGCGGCCACGAAGGGTGGGTTCCAAACTCAGCTGCCTCTGGTAGATCAAAAGTAAAAGCAGGTTAATATGTCCAATCCAGACTATGCTTCTTTATTAACTCTAATAGCTGCAGAAACAGATCCAATTGTTAAAGCACAGTTGGAAGCGCAATGTTATGTGTTTACTGAAGAGTTAACGCCAGAAGAAATAGAGCTTTTTGAATATGGTGCGTTCGATTATGTAGAAAACAATCCAGGCTATGTAGAAGCCGCGGGTGGATTTATTTCGTACGTAGGCATATACTACGACGATAACGGGGAAAGAACAGCGTAATGGCAATTACAAAAAGAAGTGATAAAGGTTCAGCCTTAACATACCAAGAAATGGACGATAACTTTGATGCTATCGCGCCTCGTACTAGCGCGACTGGTTCAGTTCAAATTCCAGTAGGTGATACTAGCGAAAGAGATGTAACACCTCAACTTGGATATCTTAGATATAATGACACTCTTAATGCTTTTGAAGGTTACCAAAACGGATCATGGCAAGGAATCGGCAGCGTAGGTAGTGGTGACGTAAACCAAAACGCGTTTAGTATTATATCTGTATCTGGCCAAACAAATGTTGTAGCCGATTTAGCTACAGATACTTTATCTATTATCGCCGGCGATAATATTACTATAACTACAGATCCAAATTCAGATAGTATTACTATCAATTCCACCGGTGGAAGTATTAACCAAGATTTTGCATATTCTAGTTTAACCGGTGTGCCAACCAGCTTTCCGCCAAGCGCTCATAATCAAGCTTGGAGCACCATTACTAACACACCAACAACTCTTTCTGGTTATGGAATTACAGATGGCGCAACTAGCATTCAAGGTATTCAGGGTGTAGAAGGTCCTGAAGGTATGCAAGGTACCGAGGGCGCTGATGGTGCCCAAGGAACAAATGGTATTGGCCTCCAAGGAACAACTGGATTACAGGGCATTCAAGGAACAACTGGATTACAGGGCATTCAAGGTTTTACTGGTTTCCAAGGAACACAAGGTATCCAGGGCGTTCAAGGAACGCAAGGTATCCAGAGCATTCAAGGAACACAGGGTCTTCAAGGTGATCTTGGTTTACAAGGCGCGCTCGGCTTTGCGACGCAGGGTATTCAAGGTATTAGTGTTCAAGGAATTAAAGGCAACCAAGGCATTGAAGGACTTAAGGGCAATCAAGGAACACAAGGTATCCAAGGTGATATTGGTATCCAAGGTGATACTGGTATCCAAGGTGCCTTTGTCACCGGCGCGCAAGGTATCCAAGGTGTTTCAGAAGCCGGTACACAAGGTGTCCAAGGAACACTAGGTATTCAAGGTGATACTGGTATTCAGGGTGTTCAAGGTACGTCGGGTATTCAGGGCTCAATTGGTAATACTGGTATCCAAGGTGATACTGGTATTCAAGGTGATACTGGTATTCAAGGAACACTAGGTATTCAAGGTATTCAAG